GGGTATTTTTTATTGGAGCGTGATTATATGCAATTTTCAAAGTTACAAGGTAGTTTTCCTAACGTTAATACAATCAATACTAATAACTATCGTAATAAGTTTGATTATACACGTTGGGATAAAGGTACAAAGATTACACTTGTTAATGTTCTATGGGATTCAGACTATGATAATGTTGTAAAGTTTGATTCTAAAGAGGAATGTAATAAGTGGTTTAATTCTATTGATGAATCTGATTCTATTATTCTTGAAACAAATATTCCATTGTTACCTGATGGCACTATTAAAGTACCTATTCCATATGATACTTGTATGCTTTATAACTATCTTTATATTGATGTACCAATGATGCCTAATTTTGATAATCCAGTAGATTATGAGAATAAGCGTGAGTATAAGCGTTGGTATTTCTTTATCAATGATGTTGAAACTATTGCAGCTAATACTACTGCTTTGAATATTTCTCTTGATGTATGGACTAACTTTATTTATGATACTGATATTAACTATATGATGTTGGAGCAGGGTCATGCACCCGTTGCATTTAGCGATACAGATGCTTATTTGAAGAATCCTATTAACAATAATAAGTATCTGCTTGCGCCTGATGTAAACTTTGACAACTCTAGTATTGTTAAAGATTCTACATTTATTCCATTCGGAAACGGTGAAAAATATGTTTGCTTTGCGTGTACCGTAAATAAAGAGCAACTTATAAATGATTCTTTTGGAACTGTTAAAGCTGGTTCTAAGTTTGCTAAGCCTACCTATTCAGATACTAGTGACTGGTACGGAAAACAGTTACAAGTAAATAATTATTCATTTGGAAACGGTCGTAATTATTCAGACTTAAAAACGCCCGTTTCTATGTATAATTCTGCTGATAATATGACTGTTAACGGTACTAACGTTTTTGCGGTAAAAGCAAGCGATAAAACTTTTCTAAGTGATATTGCAAAGAATATTCCTACTTTTTTGCGTTCTATTAAGGCTGTTTTTATTGTTGATGAAAACATGATTACATTAGGTGATAAGTTTACGTTCTGCAAACATGATATGTATGCTTGTTCTAATGTTCGTAAGAATCTAGGTAATTATAACCTTACAAAAGAAATGTTTGGTTTTGATGAAAAAGAGCAGCGTTTTGCAAAGCTATTCACATATCCTTATTCTTACATTGAGTTTTCTGATAACAATGGAAAAGATATTGAGATTCATATTGAGGATACAGGTTCAATCGGTATCAATATGCTAACTAATATCGCTTTTCCCGTTCTTGATTGCCGTATGTTTTTAACGGGTATCAATGGAGTTGGTTCTAATAAATACTCTTGGAAGCGTCTTGACGGTAGTGAATCAGATGAATCTATTGATTATGGTGATTGGGGTAAATATACTATTAAGCTAGGTATTCCTACATATGCAATTTATATGGACTGTGAAACTGCTTGGTATATTGATGAATATAACAACTCTATTGAGTTTGCAAGAGAAAAGGCTTTAACAGGTTATCATAATAGTGTTAGAAGTGCTAATCTTGGATATTACAATGCCACAACGTCTGCTGATAATGCTTATAATGTTGCGTCAAAGACTGCTAAAACTGCTAAGACTAATGAGGAAAATTTAGCGTCTACTGCAAATTCAAATAGTGTTGATTTGGCTGGAACGGTAAAGACTAATGCTGATAATGTAGCTTATACTGTTAAATCTAATACTAACAATGTCGCTAAAACAATGCGTGATAATGTTGATGCTAGTATTCTATGTAATAACGCTAATACACAAAGTGCTAATAGAACATCTATATCTATTACTGCAAATAAAAATATGCAAGCCACTAACGACACCGCTGAAAAAAATGAATGTTCAAAATCAACTACTAAAATTGAAAATGAAACAACGGCAGCAACAACTGCTGCATCTGGTTTTGCAAGTATTAAAACAGGGGCTGCACAAGGCGCAATGACAGGTGCAAGCATGGGTATTGCATTAGGGCCTGCTGGTTCTGCTGCTGGTGCTGTTGCCATGGGTATTGCTGGTGGTGCATTAGCTGCTATTACCGCTGAAACTAATAATTCAAATGCAAGTATTATTACTGGTGCAAATACTGCTGTTACAGATGCTACTACTAATATGAATAGAACTGTTACTAATAGAGGTAATTTAATTGCTGATACAATTACAAAACTTACTACTGCAAACACTACAGAACAAACAAATAATAATAATTTATGCGCAGGAAAACAAGCTGATAATAATTACAATACAACAACTACAAATGCAGCTAATAATTATAATACAGATATTGGCAATAATTCACGCACTTATAACACGTCTGTAGGTAATGCTAATAGAACGTATAATACAGTTGTTGGAAATGCTAGTAGAACTTGTGATACTGCTATTAGTAATGCAGCTAGCACAAAAAATACTAGCTATAGTAACGCTTTGCGTACTGATGATATCGCAATTATAAACGCTAAAGAAGTATTAGAAAATACGCAAGACGGCGTAATGTATTCTATGCTTGCTGCATCAAAGCGCAATCCTATTCAGTTGACGCAAGCAAGCGGAAATGCTGAAATGTATTCTTATGGTATTAACGGTATTCAGTTTAGGCTACGTACACAGTCTGAATCTGCAATTAAACAAACAGTTGCACAATTTGCAAGATTCGGCTATAATCTGAATCAAATTTGGAATGTTAAAGATACTGGATTAAACCTTATGGAAACATTCACGTATTGGAAAGCGTCTGATATTTGGATTGATATTAGAAAAGCTGCAACATTCGGAATTGAAAATGCGCTAAAAAATATTTTCAAGAATGGCGTTACTGTTTGGAAGTCACCTGATTTAATCGGAAAGGTTGATATTTATGCCAACTAATGACACACCTATTACAGATACTAATGATACTGAGGTTAAACCGCTACCACCTAGAGATATTAGTATTCTGCTTAATCTAGGTACTTTTCAGGGTATGACTGATGAAGAAATTCAGATGGTTATAGACTATAAAATTAAGTATGCTTTAAGCGACAAAGATATTAAGCTAAAACAAGCTACTTATATTGAAAAGATGAATAGCGATATCGCATTAAGCACTCAAGTTGCTAATGAAGCAAACGATATTTATAAAGAGATTCTAGGTAAATCTTTGAAACTTGAAACGGTAGGTGCTTCTAATGAGTAGACGTGGTGGTAAAAAGAGAAGCAAAACTAATATTGATAGAACTAATGGCAACCCTATGTTGTGGCAAACGTCACAAATAAACACACGTTTATATCAATATTATGTTGATATAATGTTAAAGATGGCTATGTCACGTTTTCAATGGGTAAATTTACCTCCAACTTGTGATGCACGTTATCTTGAATATGTATTGATTACACAGGGAATGGCTTCTATTGCTTTTCCTAAAAAGATGCAAGGAAAGTTTCTATCTTTACAATGCGCTCCTCACGGTCATTTGAATATGTATGATAGACCTATTAAATGGGAAGCTATTGGACACAATGGAACACGCTATTCTTGCGATAAGGATAATGGCGTTGTTGTATTTGATAATGAAACACGCTATCCGCTTATGAGTGGTATTGAGTTGTATGCAAACGAACTTGTACATATTCGCATGACGAAACGTATGAATCGACTGCATCAGCAAATTCCATTTATTCTAAGTGGGCCTCAAGAAAAACAACAGGATATGATTAACCTATTCAAGCAAATTTATGGCGGTGAGCCTGCTGTATTAACTACAGATGGTTTTGAGCAGCTTAATTATAACGCTTTAACTACAGGCGTTAAGTTTATTGGTGAAGAACTCGCTATAGATGAAGCTAATACTTGGGGTAGAATTTATACTATGCTTGGTATCGAAAACTCTACACTAAAACAAGAGCGTCAAACAGAAGATGAAATCAGAGCGCAAGAAAATCCTGCAAATCTGATTGTTTCTAGTAGTATTGATGAACGTCGTAAAGCAGCTGATGAACTTAATAAGAGATTCGGTGATTTACTAGATGAACCTATTAAGGTTGTTACACGTCAAGATTATGAAAGCGAAAACTGGAATATTATTCATAGTCTTAAATCTATGTCTGAATTGGGTGAATAATATGGTTGAAGATATTGATTATACAGAAGAACCTGATTTTCACGCTGTTATAAGCATTCAACTTTGTGAGTTAATTGATGCTGGTTTTTGCGATGATAAACTTACTGGTTGGGAATGGGATAAATACAGTGATAAACAGGATTTGCAATTACGCAAAAAGATTGTTAATCATTATTATTTCCGTGAAATTTCTCTTACACCACCGGGTATTTGGAAGCATGAATTTATTCGTAAAATGAATGAGATTATGCCAAAGTATATTCGCTTGTATAAGCTGCTTGATGAATCGCCTGAACTATTCGGAGCTGATTCGGTGTATTATAAGAGTAGGGATATTTATTCTGATTTTCCACAAACGCAATTATCAAGCGAAAATGCTGATTATGCAACTAACGGTAGAGATAAAGAGTTTCAGAGAATCAATCAGGTTGATATTATCGATGTAACAAAGCGGATAAATGATTACAATGATATTGACCTGCTGATTATAAACGATATGGGTTCGCTATTCTCATGTCTGTTTAGTGTAAACTTAAATAGCTATTAAACATGAGAAGAGGTGATTTTATGGATTGGAGCGTTATTATGAATACACTTAATGTACTTACTGAATCCCAACTATGGTCTGTTATTATTGCGTGTATTATGATGCTTGCTGATATTGTTGCTGGTTTTACTGCTGCAACTATTCTTCATAATATTCAGTCTGCAAAGATGCGTGAGGGAATCGGTCATAAGGTTCTAATGCTTATTCTTATTGCTGTTAGCTATGTCCTTACTATTGGCTTTAATCATATTGCTAACGTTTCATTTACTGTTCCTAGTGTAGAGGTTGTTTGCGTATACATTATTGTTATGGAAATGGCTTCTATTTTAGAGAATGTAACAAAAGCATATCCTGAGTTTGCTAATACCTCACTTTTCAAGTATCTTAATACGGCGCAGAAAGGAGTTGAGTAATGTTTGATGAAGATTGTGATTGTGGTTTTTCGTTAATTCCATATCACTCTTTTACACAGTTTACACCTGCGTTGCCGAAATTCTATTATGATGTTTACAGTCACGAGCAAAGAGTAAAGGCTATTTGTCTTGAAATTGATAAGCTAATGAAGTATAGTGAATATCTAACAGGAAAAGTAGGTGAGTTAAGTGCTGTAAAGCCTGAAGATTTAGCTAACGCTGTAACTGATTTTAATAATCAGTTGTCTGAACTAGATGAAAAAGTAGAAACGCTAACACAGGTTTCTATGGATTACAACGTTGCAGAAGGTAAGCCTACTGATTCAGTAGACGCACATAAAGAGCAATTCAAGCTAGATTCTATGTATGCATTTACAGTAAAGCGACTTAATGCTGTTTTTAATACAGTTGATTCTCTTGCTAATTGCGGTATGAATTGTGCTGGTGTTGCTGTACTTGGTTCAAAGTTTGATGAATTTAAGGATATGAAAATCCCTAAAAAGTACCTAGTTGGAGGTTACAATGTCTAGTAAGTATACTGATTTTAATAAGCTTGATTTGTACGAGCCTGATTCAGTACCTAATCTACTTGCTGAATATAATTCTTCAATCAATAAGATTGATACAATTCTGCACAAACAAGATGTAGATGTTACTACTGCTAACGGTCATGCAAATGAAGCACTGCAAAAGAACACTGCAACGGAAGCTAAAGTTGCAACTCTATCAAGCAATCTTGATTCACACGTTAATGATATTAAGCAGAGTATCACTACAACTGCAAGCACTATTAACGGTACTATAACAACGCTTGATTCTAAAGTCTCTACTATGTCAACAAAGCTAGATGAAACTACTGAAACTGCTAACGCTGCTAAAGCAAGTGCTGAAACAAATAATGTAGCAGCAGCAGAAGCAAAGCAACTTGCTACACAGGCAAAGAGTTATGCTGAAACTGCAAAACAAACCGCCGATTCTGCAAACACAGTAGTTGCACAGGCTAATGCTAAGGCTACAGAAGCACTACAGTCAAAGCAGCTTATTCAGTCTGTAGCAGCTAAGTTTCCACTGCAAAATGTAGATATAAAAGACGGTACTCTTGAAACAAGCAAGTTTGCAACAAGTACAATGAACGCACTTTTAAGTACTTTACAGATTCGCTGTTTTGATTCTACCAATTCTAATGCTGATAACGATGAAATGGTTTGTCCATCAGGTATCACACTAAGAGGTTTCTATATTCCTGCATTTGATATTCTTTGTATTTATTACTTTGATAAAGATGACAAAACACCACTTGCAGATATTTTTGGCACACGTCAAACAATCAAGATGCCTAATTATGTCAAGAAGCCTACCGCTAATTATATCAATACTGGTTGCATGGTTGTTGGTTACGTTACTGGTACTGATTTTAAGAGTTGGGACGGTTTGTATCTTACAAAGAATGGTTTCTTGGGTACTGGTTCTAACATTGATGCAAATATAAATCTAAAGAGTTTTGGTGCTGCTTTTATCCCTATGAGAACAGTGAGTGCTTAATATGGAGTTCAAAATTGCACATTGGAGCGATTCGCATAATTCGCCTGAAATTGCTCACACACTACGTGTACTCAATAAACTTGCGGTGAATCTAAAGATTCATACAGGCGATGCTGTTCGTGATGTATTCTCTGATGATATTTCTGATACGCATCTTGAAACATCATTGTTTTCTATTGGCAATCACGAACGATATAAAAGTTTTTCAGATGGCT